GCCGGGGTTACTCTTAAGATGGGAGCTAGTCTTAAAGACTATATCAATGAGAAAGGATCCTGGAAATTCTTACAAGAATATGCAGCATTCTTAAATGAGCATACTGCATGGTATAGACCTATGTCACCAGATAAAGTGATGATGTGGCAACAAAAGATCCAAGTAAGAAGAGGAGATAGAAATACAGAAGTGGGTCTTAAAGGTACTATACAAGGTATGTCATTTGAGAAAGATCCAACAAATGGTGTAGGGGGTCCGGTTAAATACTTCTTTCATGAGGAGGCTGGAATTGCTCCTAAGATGGATCAGACATATGAGTACATGCGCCCGGCTATGAGATCCGGACTTATTACTACAGGAATGTTTATAGCTGCAGGATCTGTGGGTGATTTGTCTCAGTGTAATCCATTAAGAGATATGATCCTAAATCCTTTATCTAAAGACATATATGCTATAGAAACAAATCTGATAGATGATAAAGGTACTATAGGTATGTCAGGTTTATTTATTCCTGAACAGTGGTCTATGCCACCACATATAGATGAATATGGTAATTCACTTGTAGAAGCTGCATTAAAAGCATTGGATGAACAATTTGAGAAATGGAAAAAAGAACTAAGTGCTGAAGATTATCAGCTTAGGATATCTCAGCATCCAAGGAATATAAAAGAAGCATTTGACCATAGAACTGTATCTGTATTCCCAACACATTTACTTGCAGCACAAGAAAGAAGAATAGAGGAAAAGACATATGGTTATGAGTTCTTAGATATAAGCACAGATGAGAATGGTAAACCGGCTGTAATGCCTACAAACAAAAGACCCATATCTGAGTTTCCTATATCTAAAAAGACTGAAGATAAAACAGGAGTATTGGTGGTGTGGGAAAGACCCATCAAAGATGCACAGTTTGGTCAAACATATTATGCATCTATTGACCCGGTATCTGAAGGAAAGACAACTACCTAAGAATCACTATGTTCCATATATGTAATGAAAGCTCCACTTCAAGTAACTAAAGTTACGGGTGTTGAAACAGAGACATATATAGAACAAGGTAAAATAGTAGCTGCATGGTGTGGCAGGTTTGATGACATAAATAAAACCCACCAGAAACTAGAACTAATTATAGAGTGGTACAATGCCTGGACACTTATAGAGAATAACATATCTTTGTTTATCCAGTATATGATATCTAGAAAAAAACAAAAGTATCTAGTACCTAAAGGTCAGATTATGTTTCTAAAAGACCTTGGTTCTAATGCCAATGTATTTCAGGAATATGGTTGGAAAAATACAGGTACTCTTTTCAAGGCCCATCTTCTTAGTTATGCCATAGAATATTGTAAGGAAGAAATAGATGTAGAAACAAAACCTGATGGTACTATTGTTAGAACAAAATATGGTATAGAAAGGATTCCTGACCCTATGTTAATTAAAGAAATGAGAGAATATGCAGATGGAGTCAATGTGGATAGACTAGTTTCTTTTGCTGCTCTGGTTGCATTCATGAGAATTCAAGAATCAAATAGAGGGTTTGCAACAAGAACAATCATGGATGATATGGCCAAAAACTTGCAAAAGTCAGAAAATTTGTTTAAATTAAATAGAAGTCCATTTAGACATATGGGAGGTTCTGGTAATTCATTAGCAAAAGGAATAACAAGATCTCCATTTAAAAACATTAAATAGGTACTATGAAGATAATAAATGCTTTACAAGCAAAAGGAGGAGCCACAACTGAAAATAATAGAATGGGTAGCATTACCCAACCATTACAGTTTATTCCAAAAAAAGAAAAAGATGAGAAGTGGGCAGCATGGAATTTAGACTGGTTGGAGTGGCAAGGCTTAAAACAAATCCGGAGAAATGCTAGAAGACTGATGAAGAACTATAAGCTAGCAAAAGGTATTATAGATAAATCAGACTACATAGTAGAAGAAAATAATGATTACAGAGACATTGTAGACTTACTAACTAAAGAAGATGTTTCTGCATTAGAGTTAAAGTTCTATCCAATTATACCAAATGTTATTAATGTTCTAGTAGCTGAATTTGCTAAAAGATCAACTAAGCTAACATATAGAGCTATTGATGAGCATTCATACAATGAGATGATAGAGCAGAAAAGACAAATGGTTGAAGATGTTTTATTACAAGATGCAAGACTTAAAGTATCTTCTGCACTTATGGATAAAGGACTTCAGCCTGATTCAGAAGAATTCCAACAAGAAACATCACCAGAGAAATTAAAATCTCTTCCTGAAATTGAAATGTACTTTAGAAAAGATTATAGATCAATGGTAGAAGAGTGGGCTACACATCAACATAAAGTTGATGTAGAAAGATTCAGAATGGATGAACTTGAGGAAAGAGGTTTCCGTGACATGTTAATTACAGATAGAGAGTTCTGGCATTTCCGTATGATGGAAGATGATTATGAAGTAGAGTTATGGAATCCAGCTATCTCATTCTATCATAAATCTCCAGATGCAAGATATATATCACAAGCTAACTGGGCAGGTAAGACAGATATGATGACTCCTGCTGATGTTATTGATAGATATGGATATCTGATGGATGAAGAACAATTAAGAGCTTTAGAAGCAGTATACCCAATCAGATCTGCCGGATATACAATTGGTGGTCTTCAAAATGATGGTAGCTTTTATGATGGTACCAAATCACATGATTGGAATACTAATATGCCTTCATTAGCATATAGACAGTATACAACTGCAATGGGTGGTGCTGTATTAGAAGGTGGGGATATAATCACTCAAATACTATCTGAAGGTGAGGATTACTATGATCAAGGTACAGCATACTTATTAAGGGTATCAACTATATACTGGAAGTCTCAGAGAAAAATAGGGCATCTAATAAGTATAGATGATAATGGTAAAGTAGAGATGGATATAGTAGATGAAGATTACAAAATATCTACTAAACCAATTTATGATACTAGATTGATGAAAAACAAAACTAAGGATAACTTAGTTTATGGTGAACATATTGACTGGATATGGATCAATGAAGTATGGGGTGGTATAAAAATAGGACCAAACATACCTTCTTTCTGGGGTATGAATAATCCGGGAGGATTTACTCCTATGTATATTGGAGTTGATAAACCTAAGATAGGACCACTAAGATTCCAGTTTAAAGGTGATAATAGCTTGTATGGATGTAAGCTTCCAGTAGAAGGATCTGTATTCTCAGATAGAAATACTAAGTCTACTGCACTTATTGACTTAATGAAGCCATACCAGATTGGATATAATATTGTCAACAACCAGATAGCTGATATCTTAGTTGATGAGCTTGGTACTATCATCATGCTTGACCAGAATACTTTACCAAGACACTCATTAGGAGAAGACTGGGGGAAAGGTAATTATGCTAAAGCATATGTAGCAATGAAGAACTTTCAAATGCTTCCTCTAGATACATCTATCACAAATACAGAGAATGCATTAAACTTCCAGCATTTCCAAAAACTAGATCTATCTCAGACAGAGAGATTAATGTCAAGGATTCAGTTAGCTAATCACTTCAAGCAACAAGCTTATGAAGTAATAGGTGTAACTCCACAAAGGATGGGGCAACAAATAGCTCAAATGACTGCTACCGGAGTAGAACAAGCTGCTGCTTCTTCATATGCTCAAACAGAGATGTTTTTTGTTCAACACTGTGATTACTTAATGCCAAGAGTTCACCAGATGAGAACTGACTTAGCACAGTATTATCACTCTACAAAACCATCAAGCAGATTAAGTTATATTACTACAGCAGATGAAAAAGTAAACTTTGAAATAAATGGTACTGACTTATTGATGAGAGATCTTAATATATTCTGTAGTACAACCGCAAACCATAGAGCTGTTCTAGAACAGTTAAAACAAATGGCTATGCAGAATAATACTACAGGAGCTTCTATTTATGACCTTGGTAAAATTGTTCAATCTGACTCTATTGCTGAACTTAACAATGCACTTAAATCTTCTGAACAAAAACAACAACAGCAAAAACAAGAAGAAATGCAGCAACAACAGCAAATGCAAGAACAACAAATGCAAAAACAACAAGAGATTGAGAAGATGAAGATTGATGCTACTGCAGCTGAGAAAGAAAAAGATAGACAAAATGAACTTCTTATTGCTGAAATCAGAGCTGCTGGTTATGGATCTATGGCTGATATTAACCAGAATCAGATATCTGATTACCAAGATGCTTTAAAAGATATAAGACAAAGTGAGCAATATCAAATGCAAAATCAATTGCAAAGAGATAAAGAAGCTACCAGAACTATGTTAGATAGAGATAAGAATGCTATTGAAAGAGAGAAGCTACAAGTTCAAAGAGAGATAGCTGATAAACAACTTCAAGTAGCAAGAGTGAATAAAAACAAATATGATAAAGGTGGTTCAGTGAAAAATAAAAAGTAGTATAGCCATATAGTGCAGAAAAATTTTTCCTCTGTTTTAAATTTATCAAGTTTATTTTGTATATTGAAGTATAACATAAAAAACCAACACTTATGGAAAACACAAACCAAACTGGGGAAACCCAGACATTAGACACTACAACGGTAGGTCAAGTAGATGTAAATATTGATGAGATCTTTGGAATACCTGGAGCAGAAAGTGTAATGCTTCCTGAAGATGGTAAAGAAGAAGATAAACCAAAGTCTTTATTTTCAAAAGAAAATGTAGACACCACGTTCCTTGACAACTCACCTGCTTCTCCAAAAGAAAAAGAGGAAGCAGCTGAAAAGAAAGCAGAAGTTGATGAAACCATTGCTGAGCTTGATGGTCTAATTGCACAAGAAGAAGAGGCAGGTAATAAAGGAAGACCAAAGGTTGATAAATCTGGTCTTGCTGAACTTGCAGCTAAAATGATTGAAGAAGGTACTCTTATTGGCTTTGATGATGACAAACCATTAGAGGAGTATACCACTAAAGACTTTAGAGAGTTGTTTGAAGCTAACTTCCAAGAAAGAGAAGAAAAAGTAAGAAACAATGTACCTAAAGAATTCTTCAACTCACTTCCTGAAGAACTACAGTATGCAGCTAAATATGTAGCTGATGGTGGTCAAGATCTTAAAGGTTTATTTAGAACCTTGGCACATGTAGAGGAAATGAGACAACTTGATCCATCTGATGAATATGATCAAGCTGAGATTGCAAGACAATATCTTTATGCTACAAACTTTGGAACAGCTGAAGAAATAGAATCAGAAATCCAAGATTGGCAAGACATGGATAAGCTTGAGCAAAAAGCTAACCAGTTCAAACCTAAGTTAGATAGAATGCAAGAAGAAATTATTGCAAGACAACTAGCAGAGCAAGAAGAGAAAAAAGAGCAACAGCAAGCTGCAGCAAAAGCTTATACAGATAATGTATACAGCACTCTTGCTGGAGGTGATCTAGGTGGAATTAAGCTTGATAAAAAAACTCAAGGGTTACTTTATTCAGGATTAGTACAACCTAATTACCCTTCAATTTCTGGTAAACCTACAAACTTACTTGGACACTTACTTGAGAAGTATCAGTTTGTAGAACCAAGACATGATCTTATTGCTGAAGCACTATGGTTACTTGCAGATCCAAATGGATACAAATCTAAAGTAAGAGATCAAGGTGGAAGACAAGCTACAGAAAAAGTGGTAAGACAGTTAAAAACAGAAGAGGCTAGAAGAAGTACAGCATCTACTCAGTATGAAGAACCTGAGAGAAGAAACACAACTACTAGAGCTCCACAAAAAACCATCTCAAGAGCAAACATGTTTAAGAGATTTTAATTAGTAACAAATAAACAAATATAAAATGGCAACTCCAGTTTTAAACAATGGTATATTTCTACGGGATACCGCGTACAATGCTACGTCACACGTAGACTCTTATCACTTGGTTAACATGTTAAAGGATGCAGAACCAATGGATTTAGGTCCAGTGGACCTTTGGGCTATGGCTCAGAAGGTAGAAATGCCTCTTTACCAAATGTCTAGCTTTGGTGGTAAAAATGTAATTATGGTTGATAATGCTCGTGGTGAGTATAAGTGGCAGACTCCTGTGTCTGTAGACTTACCTTACATCATTGAGGATATTGAACCAGACAATAACTTTAAAGGTATTGAAGGATCAACCTTCCGTATCAAACTTAGCAGAAGAGAATTTGGACATGGTGATATCATCACTTATGACAAATACAATGGTGTTGAGATGTACATAACTGCAGAAGATATCCTTCCTTTAGGAGATGCTTATATCTATACTGTACAGTTGGTAAACAATGACAACTTCAAATATTTGGATAACAAGTACTTAGCTAATGGTACTAAAGTTTTCCGTAAAGGTTCTGCAAGAGGTGAGTATGGTGAGAGATTCTCTGACATCACAACAAGAACAGGATTCCGTGAATTCTATAACTTTGTTGGTGGTGCTGAAGCTCACGTACATTATTCTATCTCTAGCCGTGCTGACTTGATGATCAAAGGTGGAATGAATGCAGATGGTACAGTTCCTGTAACTGAGATCTGGAGAACATTTGACAAGTCTGTAGATCCATCAATCACATCTTTAGAAGATATGGTTAAAGTTATGGGTAAAGACAAAGTTAAAAAAGCATTTGATAACGGAGACTTATCAAGAACTTTCTTAACTACTATGGAGGCTGCTCACTTAACTAAAATTGCTTCTGATATTGAGACTTACTTAATGTGGGGACAAGGAGGTAGAGTACGTCAAGATGGTCCAGATGATCTAAGATTATCAGTGGGTCTTTGGAAACAGTTGGATAACTCATTCAAAAGAGTATACAACAAAAATAACTTTACACTTGATTTATTCCGTGGAGAGATCTACAACTTCTTCAATGGTAAAGTTGAATTCCAAGGTCCAGATCCTAAGCGTTCACTAGTTGTACAAACAGGTATGGGTGGAATGAGAATGGTAAATGAAGCTATCAAACGTGAAGCAGTATCTTCAGGTTTATTAATTCAGGCTGCTGATATTGGTGCAATCACTGGTAAAGGTATGGACTTGAACTTTGGATTTGCTTACACTTCTTATGTAATTCCATTCTTGGCAAATGTTAAGTTTGTATTGAACCCTGCATTTGACAATGTTCATACAAATGATATTGAGAACCCAATCATTGATGGTTTCCCATTATCTTCTTACTCATTCATTATCTTTGATATCACTGATAACACTAATGACAACATCTTCTTGTTGAAGTTATCTTGGGATAATCAATTGAAATGGTGGTATCAAAATGGTACTATGGATTACATGGGACGTAGCCAAGGATTCCAGTCTTCTGGACAATTCAATGGATACCGTGTAATGATGAGCCAAACAATGCCAGCTATCTGGGTTAAGGATCCAACTAAAGTCCTTAAGATTGTTATGAGAAACCCTATCACAGGTGGATCATTCTAATCTACTATATATACAAGGGAGGGGGAAACTCCTCCCTTTTTTTAATTAAGATTTAATAACCAACAAAATAAAACCAACAAACATGGAAAATTTCACAATGGTGGAAACAGGTAAAGGAACAGTTAAACAAACAACAATTGCTGTCCGCCCGTTCTTTGACAATTCAGCTTCTAACATGGGATTAGAAGAATATGGTATCTCTCTATTTGATGGAGTAACTCATAATGAGCAACTTGCTTGTTTAGAAAATAATGGTGTAGTAAGATACATCACTGGTCTAAATGAATTTGCTCCAGAGATTAAATTACTTAATCAAGAAGATAGAGAAGCTAGAGTGAGAGAAATAAGATCTGCAATAGTTGAACTTGAAAAAGAACTAGCTGCAAATGTTATTGAGATTGATGATCCTCAGTTTTGGAATAAAGTAAAATTACTTAAACCAGATAATGCAGAGTTCTGGAACAAGATATCTATATCTTGTAGTAATGATCCTTTATTCTTAGACCCAAGAGATCCTTATGATAGGATTAAATTACATGCTATTGAAGCAGGTGGTTTTTCTATTGTAGCAAAAAGTTTTGATGATGCTAGATCCAAAGCAGTTCCTCCTAAGTTTTACTTAGATAAAGAAGAAGAAACTGTAATGTATAGAACAGAGTA